TTTCACTATTTTGTTCAGGCGGTTGTATTGTTACCAAAAATATATAACCCATAAACCCACCAATAACTACTACACCGAGCAGTTTAGATGTCCAGTCACTACTAAAAGTTTTTCTAGCATCTTGTAGGTCTTGTGTTTCTAATTTAAAAACATCAACCTCTAACTCTTTCATTTGTTTTTCAAAGTCTAGCTCTGCTTTTTTTATTTCTGCTAGTTGTTGTGGTGACGCTTGTTGCACAGCTTTTTCTACTGCGCCCTTATTATTTGGCACGCCAAGTTTATCAGCCAACATACTCATAGCTGCGTTACCCATTGGCCCACCCAACGCTGTTCCGATTGTAGGTGCTACTGCTCCTACTAATACTTTTAATTTGTCTAACATATACCTATTTCACTCCTATCCATTCCTAATGGCTTGTCTGATAAACATTTTAACATATCTTTAGGTATGTGAGCATATGGCTCATTATCATCTTCATATGTAGGATCAGGAGATATATTCATCCTTATATCGTAAACATAATCTGGATCCCATTCATGGTAGTATAAGCCATCCGTCATAGCATATACGGTTATAAATGGGACACCAGTTGATTGTGCATACATAGCACCCTTCATCAGCTTCGCAACTGACAAAATGAAAGTGTCGTATTTAGCGAAACTAAATGTTCTACACTTTACCTCACACCAAAAACATTTGTCTTTTGATTCGATCCAATAGTCCAAACCATATGATGTTGGTAGTTTGTGGCAGGTAACATCCCAAGCACCCTCGAGATATCCAGCTACTCGTTCCTCTCTTTTTTGATCTTCTAAAGTTTCAAAACTTGGTTTTTTCATATTCAATCCTCATAGTATGTAGGATCGACAGCAACCAATCTTTTTGTAGGTCTGCCTTTCCCACCTATTTTTATGTCCATTTCTTGTACCTCACCAGCATTTTTAAGTCTCTCTATAATTTCTTTGACCTCATATGATTTCATTGATCTGAATAATTCACCTCTGTCAACCTCTCTTTTAGATATACCTGTTTCCCCTCTTGATCTAATAAATGACAAGACTTGTTTAATTTTTGATTCTGTAGCTGAAGACGCTACTTTGTCACGACAGGCTTCGATAAAAAGTAAGTCGTAGTATCGGACATAATCAATACACCATTGTGTGACATCTCCTGGTATTTGTTTGCAGTCAGCATCACTAGCCAAAGCACATACTAAGGACAACCGCATAGCTTTTTCTCTTGTTCTTGACAATAATGGTTCTAAGTTATCCTTTTCCAAGACTTCCTGTCTCTTTACTATCTCTTGTGCAAACTCATTGAGTAGCTGTTCGCTGTCTTGTGAAAAAGGTATAACATGTGGTCGGAAGTCTAACTCGGCATTGTTTAGTTCTATACCCCCAAACTCCGATCTAGATCTTCTAATGTAGTTGATCCAGTTAACCATTTGTAATGGTGGGCTTTTGAACTTTTTCAATCTCTGCACTTTCCTTGGTTCTTTCGATTCAACTACTAAAAATCTATTAAGAAAACCATCAGCTATACGACCTGAGTTCAAAGCTTTGTAAAAATTTTGTGGTACAGAAAGACCAACTAAAGTAATTGCAGGTTTATGTGTGACACGGTTCATAGCTTGATCTTTATACTGTTCCGGCACGCTCATTAAAGAATAGTTATCAGGTCGCAAAGTACCGTGGCATCTGCCCCAAGCTTCCATTAGTGTTTGGATGCCATCTTCTCTGTTGGTGTTTTGTTGTGCACCTATAGCCTCTAATCTTTTACCAAACTCATCCATAATTGTTATTTGTGTTGGCCTATAACGCAAAATAGAATGGACTGCACCAGATGATGTGTAACCATCACCAACAACGAGATCTGAGTGCTCTGACATGTTCAATACTGCTTCAACAAAAGATTTTATATTTTCTTTACCTTGGCCTGACTTAGCTATACCCATAAAATAAAGTGAAGCAAAGTTGTTCATGGTAGTGCGGTATAATCTGCCACAGCTGACACTTGCTAGTGCAAGAGCACCCACAACGGAAAGCTCAGGTTGTGATACTTGTGCAAGTTCTTCGCAAAACTTAAACATGTCTTTTAGTATGCCAGGTGGATTAAATAAATCTTTTGGTGGTGTTACTTGTTCTTTGGTATTTGTGAATAGTGGTGCTCTTTGATTTTTTCTGTCATGCGTTTTTTTTACATTATCAACCACAGAATTAATCTCTGCTTGCGACAAAGGCGGTTGATTTTGTGTGTTCCAAGATTGCATAAAAAACTTTGCAAACTCTAGATTTAAATTTTTTGAAATTAAATAACCAGCTAACCTTGCAGCTTGGTCGTTTCTTGAACCCTCGTTTACGCCGTCTAGTGAAAAGGGTGCAGTCACCATCTGACCGTTATTGTTTTTGCTGTTGCCTGTTATCTGCTCCCATTCTTTTTCTGTAAAATCAGGCAGATCATCAAAGTCATGTATGTCCCATTCGGGTATAGTTTGTGGTTTATATAAATTACCGTTGGCGTGTTTATTGTAAGGAGCGATAATTAAACCACCGTCTCCTCTAATATCAATCAATCTTTCTATTGGAGTATCATTAGTTCTTTTGGTTGCAAAGGTAGTAAAGTTTTCAGGGTTGTTATAGTAATAGTGCATGCCTTTACCAGTTACTACTTTGAAAGGAGAGGGGGGCAGGTTGTTATCAACCCACCCCATAGCTTCAGGTGTATCAGCATCAACAACAATAAATTGACCGCAAATAAGTGCCACAACTAGATCGTCACGATCTTTGAACCACTCAATAACGGTCTCTCTTTTGGGCCTTTCTGTTTTGTATTGATGCCAACCACCCAAAAAAACTGGGGGCTTTTTAGACTGTCTTAACAACGGTACTACTGACAAACCTTCGTCGTAGTAAGCTAAGGCTAAATCTAAAGGCTTTTCGTCTTCAGATAAGTTTAGGTTGAACATTCAGCAATTATATCTTCGAGATTACCATAAATGGATTCAAAATCTAACTTCCCTTCGGATGCTCGAATGATTAATTTTGCTTGATCAACGGATGGTTGCCTGTGGCCATAACGCCAGGCTTTGATTGAATGTATAGAACACTCAAATAAATTGGCAGCTTCTTTGTTACCAATAAATTCTATATATTCTTTTAAAGTATATCTTTTCACTTCTCTCTCCTTATATTTTGGTTGTATATTTATAGCTTCTAGTTTCTTTAAATATGCAGTAGAAAGCACTTTATTACGAAAGTGATAGTTTGCTAACCATATTGGTTTCTTCTCCATATCTTTACAAATTGAAACTGTCTGTTTTACAAATAGTAGTTTATGTTATAATATATGTCAATATTAATTTTAATCGGAGATATGATATGTCGTTTAAAGATAGAATCGTCAGCCCTGATTCTTTAGTGAATCAACAAGGGGTGAAGATACTCGTTTATGGAGCTGCAGGTGCCGGTAAAACAACACTTTGCGGTACTGCTCCTGGTAAAAAACTGATGATAGATATGGAGTCTGGGTTGCTCTCAGTTAGAGACAGCCAAGACATAGATGTCATTCAGGTTAAAGAAGCAAAGGAAATTATTGAAATTTGTGAAGCACTCAGAACAGGTGAGTTAGTTTACGATACCGTATGCTTAGACTCAATTTCAGAGATGTCAGAAATTCTTTTGAATTTTGAAAAAGCAAGACACAAGGATCCTAGAATGGCTTATGGTAATGTGCAAGAAACTTGTACAAATGTCATGAGAGCATATAGAGATTTGCATATGCATGTGGTATTTGTTTCTAAAATGGAAAAGATGAATGTAGATAATGTCATGCAATACGAACCAAAAATGGTTGGTACAAAACTAGGACAATCTATCACTTATTTCTTTGACGAAGTGTTAGCACTTAGAGTCATAGAAGAACAAGATGATGAAGGGGCCTTAGTAAAAAATAGATGGCTACAGACTGATGTTGGTCAAGGCTATACTGCGAAAGATAGATCGGGTAAGTTAGATGGTTTTGAAGTACCTGATCTGACAAGCATAATTAAAAAGCTTGGTTTTAAAACTCAAGTCATAGGAGGAAATGATGAGTGATTTTGATGGTGTCGAGTGGTTAGAAAATCAAACTAAACCACCCGTTGTCGAACAGAAAGAAATTGCACCGCCTGGTGTACATAGTGCAAGAATCATTACGGCTGAAAAATATAAGTCTCAGTCTGGTAATTGGACAGTAAGGGTTGTTTTTGAAATAAACAATCGTAACAACAGAGATCATGTAGAATTTTATTCTTTATGGTCTGCAAGTGAAGAAGCAAAAAGAATCTCGAACGAGATGTTTACGCAACTTTGCAAAGCAACTGGTTTTAAATCTTTTCCTGAAGATGTACATTCTCTTGTCAATAAGACATTAGATTTAGGCATTTATCATAAAGATGAAACTTGGACAAACAAAGAGGGTGAAGAGGTGAATTCAAAGAAAACAAAAATCGGCGAATATCTCAGCGCTGTGAGTCCAAAAGCACCAAGTGGAGATAAACCAAAGTCCCCGCCGACTTTGTAGTTTAGGTGCGAAAGGGGCGAAAGCCCCTTTTTTTTATCTTAATTTTGTTCTAGTATAGAGACATCCATTCTATATCATTCTCCGAATGGTTAATTTATAGTGTATATAAGAAGGGAGCCTTTCGGCTCCCTTTCTTTTTAGGATTTAAATGAAAAATTTAACTTAAAAATTAACTTAAATTATCTGTATATTCTAACAACATTTCCAAACTGTGTATAGCTTTCTTTATGTCTTCAGATCCATTTTTGAACCTGTTCCTGGTTATGTAACTTATAGCCTCAGACTCTAAGTTGTTCAGATTGTTTTTAAAACAATACTCAGCAGGTTGTATAGCCATATGTTTATAATGATCACCGCCTATTTGACGGTTAGATGGTTTAGCATCAATCTGCCTGTCCCATTCTTTATCTGTTATGTCATCTCCTGAGTTATTCTTTTCTTCTTTGTGATAATCCTCAGGTTTAATTTTATCTATACTCATAATTCAATCTCCACTAATTCAGGTGTGTTATAGGTAGTAGGTAAGTTCCTACCCTCTATAACGGATTTATATTCGCCTAACAGCCTGTCAAGCTCTAACCACCCAGCATCCATATCTTCGTGTTTCATTTTAAATACTTTAGATGCGTAAGGGTGTTTCTTTTCTTGTGCTACAAATAAAAAGTCAGCAACGGTAAAGCCTGCTCGCTCAAAAGCTCTTTTATACCAAGATGCCTGTAGTTCATACTGATACTTCTTCACAGAGCCGGTAAAGTCTCTAGGCTTCACAGATTGTGTAGTTTTGTAATCTACAAGAATAATTGTTTTGTCGTCGTAAGGGCCTGCTAACGGATATCTCAACATATCAGACTTAACCTTACATAACATATCATCTTCCCACCAAAACAAAGCTACTTCTGCCGGTTTGACAAATACATCAGGATAGTCTGTTTTTGTTGGGTTTAAAGCACAGTCTCCATATATACCTAATGAGTTTTTCATTTTGTATATAGTCTCTCTATCGGTTGCATTAATAACAGTCAAGCCTCTTTTCTCATAATCTTTTTTTAGATCCTTATTGGCTTGTGTGTAAGGAGAGCCTACTAGACACGCTACTTCTTTATTAAAGACGCTTTCGCCTTCTACTATCATAGCATGTGCAGCAGACCCAAATCGTAAGGCATATGAATCTTCCATCTCCTCCTGTAAGGCATGGACTTGTGATTGTCCGAACCTTCTGATGGTTGATGAAGATATGCCTGGGGCATTGTGATAAAAATCGTTAGGCATATCAGGAAAGTAATAGGTTTCTCCTAATATGATGTGCTCATGTTCAGTTAATAGTTCAGGTAGTTCTCTCATGCTGTCCTCCTAACATTCTTTGCCCAAGTTGCTGCTGGCTTCATAATCTCTTCGTATTCATAACCAAACTCATTGAGCAGTTTGATAAGAGCTGGATATCCAAATCTTCTATCAACTTTAATTATCTCACCCACTTCTAAGTTTTTTACCCTATCGTGTAGTTTGTCATACATCTTTTGTCTTACCATCCTTTACTCTATCAAACATATCAGTAATATGTTGTCTTTGCTCTACAGGTAACGCATTGATGTTGCGTATCAGGTCTAATACAGCATCTGTTGCATGATGCATAGCCATATCTAATTCTTCGATTGGTGACAGATTGTTGATGTCTGTCGGTTTAATTTTATGTATATCTTTCATAATATTGACATTATATACGAATTAGGTATATCATGTCTACTAACAGTATAAATAAGGATGGATTATGTCTAGAATGTATAGAGATTTTTGCGATAGAGTGCTTGAAGATCCTAAGCGTCATGATGCTATTGACGAGGCCTTTAAAATGGGTTGGGACAGTTATAAAGAACTTATCGGCAATTATGAAAAATGTCATCTGAAATATAAAGGGTTTGCCGTAACACATCCTGAAATGGAAGTTGATATTTTAGTGACTGATTATGACTTAGATGCTTATCGGTATGGAGTCTAATTAGTTTAGTCGTGTATCTCAATTAATTCTCCTTGAGGTAGTAGGTAACAGAGCGACCTGGCGACGAAACGCTCTGCTAATATAAGATTATGAAAGTTCTTAGTTTGTTTGACGGTATGAGTTGTGGGCAGATAGCTCTAGACCAGCTCGGTATACCTGTTGAAACATATTATGCCAGCGAGATAGATAAGTATGCTATCCAGGTAACACAAGCTAATTATCCCAAGACTATACATGTCGGGGATGTCACCAAGTTAAATTCGAAAGATTTTACAGATGTAGATTTAATAATGGCAGGATCGCCTTGCCAGGGCTTCTCGTTTGCAGGTAAGCAGTTAGCTTTTGATGATCCTAGATCGGCATTGTTCTTTGAGTTTATTAGACTACTTAAAGAAATAAAACCTAAATATTTTTTATTAGAAAATGTCAGAATGAAGAAAGAGTTTTTAGATATAATTTCGCAAGAAGTTTCTAAGTGTTATCCTGAAATAGCTTTTGGTATAAGCCCTATTCTTATAAATAGTTCGCTTCTGAGTGCACAATCAAGACAGAGATATTATTGGACTAATATACCTAACATACAGCAACCAAAAGATAGGGGCATAGTTCTTAAGGATATATTAGAAACTGATGTTGATGATGAGCTGTCTCAAGAAGCAAAAAATTATATGAATAGAAGCTCAGATAAATGGAGTGGTGGTAAGACTAGAAAAGATGTTTACATTAAACACGAGAGCGAGAAAGGAATGTGCCTGACAGCTAACATGCACAAAGGAGTGCCGTATGGTGTTATAGCTGTAGATAAACCCAAACAAGACAAACAATTTGTCAGTAAGGAAGCTATCGAAAGGTATGTGCAGGACAAAGATTCAGAGTTTAACGACACTTACAACAAAAGAACAGTAAAGGGCGATAAGTCTACAACTATCAGACCAAATAATAATACAGCTAATATTTGGGTAAATGAAAAAGCAATAAGAGAAAGTAAACCAAAACAAGTTGGTGTTGCTGCCGACATAAACGGTCACGATATTTTAAAAAGGGTTTATAGCCCAGAGGGTAAGTCGCCGACATTAAATACTATGGGTGGTGGCAATAGAGAGCCAAAGGTAGCTCAAGAAAATTTAACCTGGCGAAAGCTCACCTGTCGTGAATGTGAACGCTTACAGACAGTTCCAGACGACTATACTAATTATGTGTCGAAAACACAGAGGCTTAAAATGTTAGGCAACGGTTGGACTGTCGAAGTTATTAAACATATTTTGCAGAATATGCAGTCATGATATTATTGTCAGACTTTTGTCATAGAGTGCGTGACACGGGAAACCTTGATAAACAAAGGGCTAAGGTATTTTTGCATTTTTTTCATTTTTGTCAGGGGAAGAGAGACTAATATACTTATAAATATATAAAGAACTTGACACCTTAAGTCGGGTTCGCTAAGATCGGATGTTATACATATATAGGATATGTAGGGCTAGCCACATCTAAGGGGCTAGATATAGCCCATCTACTTTACATCTACACAAAGTATCATCTAGTATAAGCACATATGAAAGAACAGCAGTCGGGATTTGAGCCTATCCTGGATGAAGCAGAAGATCCAGCTATAGAATTTTTTAATCTGTCAAACAAATTAAATCGTATGCAACGCATATTTGTCTGGAAGGTCGTAAACAATCCACAGATGTCTTATGTTGAATGTGCCAGGAAGTCGGGTTACAAAGACGCAAGACAATCGGCCTATAAATTATTAAAACACCCAGAGGTTAAGAAAGAGATCAACTACCTTCTGGGAGAAGTGCGTAAGAAGTATGAGTTAAATCAAGATCGGGCAGTAAAAGATTTGTACGATATTCGGGACAAAGCTCTTGAGTCGGGTTCTTTTAACGCGGCAATCGCAGCACAGAACAGTTTATTGAAGGTTGGTGGGTTAGTAGTTGATAAGAAAGAAGTTCGTTTTGGTAAAATAGATCAGATGTCTCGTGCTGAGATCGAGAATAGGTTAAAGCAATTGATGGGTGATGTTATTGAGGGTGAGATAACAGACGAGACTGAAGGATCAATCTCGCCACCTGCTATCAACGAAGTCCAAGAAATATCCGAAGAGGATTAATAGTATTATTTCCATTAAGCACCCCTGTTAGCTCTGCGATAAGCTTTGTATTCTTGAATAAGAAAAGGTTTATTAGCTTCAACATAGTCGGTAAAGCTCTTTTGATCTTTTAGCTCTCCGTATCTGCTTTTATCGTCACAATAGGTTGCATAGTTCTTCATAATAAAAATGTCAATTCTTCTCATGATTTATCCTCTTCTGCTCGGTAGCCATACCAGCTACCACAATCAATAGATTTCCAATCGTGGACATCATTATCGTTATTCATATCGTTTTCACACATAAGCTCTGCTTCTTTAGAGCTAGTGGCATTAACATAAGTGACATGGTAAACAGGTTGAACTGCTGTCACTCGGTATAATTTTACTTTATCTTTTTTCATTCATACTCCTCTTCAAGCTCGTCTAAATGAGCGTCAATTCTTTTTTCTATATGGTGAGGGATATCTACAATATCTTCAGTAGCCCCGTCTTCATAATAGATTACTAATTTATAGCCAGTTATTTTCATAATATCTCCATTAAGTTAATGCTAGTTCTGTTTTGTATGTCTAAACTAGCAAGAGACACGCAATCTTGTGTTTTGTTATTTATCGACATTGAAACACCCACACAATGAGAAAAAATCAGTCTAGTAGAACCTATGGCCACTTCCTGATGGTAGAGCCTAAGTCGGTGGGGTTATTTCAAGAACCCATTAACTACTGCCACTCTGAAGTTCTACAAGATACTTACACTTTTAAAGTCGTCCAGCAGTCAGTATCAATACTGTTGGGGAGACTTAAAGTGGGCAGT